TTCTGAGGCTGTTATAGCTGGTAAAGGTGTTGGTTCTTCGCAAGGTTCTGAAAGCTTCGAGACTCGTGATTGGGGTGTGTTGATGTGTATTTATCATAATGTTCCTTTGTTGGATTATGTATCTTCTGCTCCAGATCCCCAATTTTTTGTTTCTCAGAATACGGATTTGCCTATTCCTGAGTTGGATTCTATTGGAATGCAGTCTATTCCGATTTCTATGTATTCTAATGGTGATAATGAATTGGCTAAAGGATTTGCATCTGCTGATTATACTATGGGTTATCTTCCCAGGTATTATAATTGGAAGACTTCGTATGATTATGTGTTAGGTTCATTTACTACTACCGAAAAAGAATGGGTTGCTCCTATTACGCCTTCTATTTGGAAGAATATGTTGTCTACTGTTTCTACGGCTTCATCTTCTCTTACTTATAACATTTTTAAGGTGAATCCCTCTGTTCTTGACAGTATCTTTCAAGTGAATGCTGATTCTAAATGGGATACGGACCCGTTTTTGATTAATTGTGCTTTTGATGTTAAAGTAGTTCGTAACTTGGATTATTCCGGAATGCCTTATTGATTATGAAAAAGAAAGAATATATATGCCATGTTTTTAATGGTTCTTTTGATGTTGCACATACAAAGGTCCCTGTGCAGGATAAGTTGATGCAGTTGTCTACTGTTACTAATGAAGACGGTTCTGTTATAATTTCTACTGATATCTCTTTGGTTTTTAATCAGCAGAGATTGGCGAATAAGTTAACCGCTGGTGAATTACGTGAATATATTCAGCGTTATACTCCTAATAGGTCTGTATATACTGCCCAGTTGGATGATGAAACTTTGTTGAATACTCTTAAGTCGAGACATATTCAATCGTTGTCCGAAATGCGTGCTTGGACTGAATATTGTATGGAAAATTATGATTCATTAATCAAGGAAGCTGAAGAAAGAGCTCGTGTTGCTGTTGAAGAAGAATCTTCCGTTGAGGAGTCTGCTTCTGCTTCTGTAACATCTGAATAATTATGGCTTTTAAAGACATTGCGAGTGGTCTTTTTGGTGGTGTTGGTTCTGTTCTTTCTGGTGCTATTGGTGCTAAGACTACATCGGATACTAATAAGACTAATCTTAAGATAAATCAGATGAATAATGATTTTAACGCTCGTGAAGCTCAGAAAGCCCGTGATTTTCAGTTGGATATGTGGAATAGGGAAAATGAATATAATAAGGCTTCTTCTCAGCGTAAACGCTTGGAAGAAGCCGGATATAATCCTTATATGAGTGATGCACAGGCTGGTACTGCTGCTGGAATGTCTGGTACTTCTGCTGCTACTGCTGCTGGTGCTCTTCCTCAGATTCCATATACTCCTAATTTTCAATCTGTTGGTGTTAATTTGGCTTCTGCGTTAAAAATGATGTCTGAAAAGAAACAGACTGATATTGAGAATCTTAATATGTCAGATTTGTTGCGTTCTCAGATATGGCAGAACATTGGTGCTACTGATTGGAGAAATGCGTCTTCTGAAGCTCGTGCGTACAATCTTTCTCAAGGTCGTAAGGCTGCCGAACTTGGTATGGCTTCTCTTGAGGAAAGCCTTTCCAATCAGCGTTGGAGTAACAATTTGCTTGTTGCTAACATTGCTAATTCTCTTCTTGATGCTGAGTCTAAGACTGTTATGAATAAGTATCTTGATGAAAATCAGCGTGCCGAGTTGAATATTAAGGCTGCTAATTATGAGTATCTTATTATGTCTGGTCAGATGAAGCGCCAGGAGGTAAATAACCTTATTGCTGATGAGATTCTGACGTATGCGAAAGCTAATGGTCAGAAAATTTCTAATCGTGTTGCTGAAGAGACTGCTGATAAATTGATTAAGGCTACTAATAACACGAATCTGTATTTTGGTGATTATTATGGTTCTCGTGGTAATTATTCTCGCCAGGATGCATTTCATGAGTCTTCTATTCTTCGTTCTCGTGCTGGTTCTGCTGCTGAAGGTTATCAGCAGTCCAGGTTTGATACTAAATTGCAGCCTTGGCGTGAAGCTGTTAATTCTGCCAATATGATTTTTAATGGTATTGGTTCCGGATTGGATACATATACTCGTTATCAGAATGGTAAGACATTCCGTAATCGTGATTATGGTGATTGGTCTATTATTGAAGATTATATGCCTAATGCTGATGGTGGTTATACCCGTAATAAGACGAAGCGTCGTCGTAGGTGATCTGTTTTCATTATCATATTTTAATTTGCCTTTATGCACTGGCTCGTGATGAGTCGGTGCATTTTGTTTTTTATAGCTGTTCTCTTTTGTGCGGTAGCAAAACGGGTGTCACATCTAACCCGTTTCCCCCTCTCTCGTCCGAGATTGGCAAAAGTGACACCAATAAAAATGCAGGATATGTTATATAACATATAGTTTGATTTGGTTTTTTGTGAAGATCTGTCTATTTTTGTAGCATACAAAAGGGAAATGATGTAAACTTGTAAAAGGATAAGAAGGCGACTCGTTGTAGTCTGGGTGGACTTGATAAGAAACAGTAATAGAATGGTCCTTTGCATATGGAAAATGAAATTGTTTCCCTTTTTTTTAAAAATGATGATAAAACAGCTATGATTATGAAAACAAAGAGAAAATATTCATGGGTTTTTCGCTATCACAATGTTTTGAAAGGTGAAGTTTATTATAGGCTTTACCGTTCATTGACAGTTGACGATGTTGATTTTCTTACTGATGAATTTTGTAAGGCGAATAGTAGTTATTGTTTGGATGTTTTTAGATTTCAGTTTCACAAGAGAGATACTTCTGGATAAATAGTTCCCCGCATGGATTTCGTGCACTTAAGTGCGGGCTAACTTTTAATTATATTACTAACAATTTAAAATTTACAATTATGAAATTACTTATGACTGTACAACCGAAAACCGGTGAAAAACCTTCTGATCCTATGTTGATTGATACAAACGAGAGTGACTTGTGTTGTCTTGCTGATGATTTTCTTTGTGCCGGCGATAAGGTCCTGATTTTCCAGCCTGTAATTGAGTATCACACTTCCTTCTGCGGAGACTGTGACAAAAAAGAATAGTTTTTCTTTTTTTTCTTCCGACATCGCTTATTATTGACAAATTGTGAAGATTGCACCAAGCGTTATTGTATTGAAAATTGTTAATATCGCGTGTGTGCGAAGCTTGCGTAGCGCACGCGTGAAATTAATAATTTTTGATACAATGTTGATTGGTGCTTTCTGCACAATTTACCTACCTTTGCGATTTCGTAAGATTAAAAGTAAAAGTATTCTTTACCTGCGCGGAGCGCAAATTATTAGCAACTCTGTTGCGTGCGTTAGGGATTCTAGGCGAGTATCGGAGCGTAGCGGAGATTTGTTTGAGCCGTAAAGCCCGTTAAAACGCCCAAAATAAAAAGAAATAAATATGTCTGACAAAGTTTATAATTTTTTCAATCGCTGTGAGCATCCTCGCATAATAAAAAATAAGTACACAGGTGAACCTGTTTATGTTGAATGCGGCGTTTGTCCGCATTGTTTGATTTCGCGTTCTGACGCGAAAAGGAACTTGTGTGATTATGAAAAGTGGAATCGTAAGTATTGTTACTTTGTAACACTTACTTATAATTCTCAGTATGTTCCTAAAATGGCCCTTGTGCCTGTTGAGGATTATGAATTTGATTACCCGATAGGTAATAATTGGCCTGCTGTTCGTTCTCAGCTTCTTACGCGTATGAAGCTTGATCCTCGTGTAAAAAAACAGGACAATGGACAGGATATTAATATGTTTACCTGTAAGGTAAATTTTCCTTATATAGATGAGCATTTGAAATCTATATATGATTCTTGTGCTGCTGCTGCTGAGTTTCGTAAGAATTACAGACCTAAGTATGCTTCTCCTGCTCGTCCTTATATTCTTCGGACTATCCCTCGTATGTCTAAGTTGCATAATTTCAAAGATGTTCAGCGTGAAGAGCTTGTTTGGATGTCTCCCGAAACTGTTGAGAAACTTAAGGCGAAATCTAAATGTGAAGGTAATGATAATGCCTTTCCTCAATTTAAAGGACTTCTTAAGTATGTAAATTATCGTGATTATCAGCTTTTTGCGAAACGTTTTCGCAAATATTTATTTACAAAAATTGGTTCATATGAAAAAATATCTTCATACGTTGTATCAGAGTATTCTCCTAGAACGTTCCGTCCGCATTTCCATATCCTATTTTTCTTTGACTCGGAAGAAGTCGCCGAAAATATTCGACAGGCTGTATATCAGAGCTGGCGGCTCGGTCGTGTCGATACGCAGCTTGCAAGGGATTCCGCCGGTAGCTACGTATCGGGCTATCTTAATAGCCTTGTGTCTCTCCCCGGTATTTTTACGGACGTCTCGTTTACAAAAAATAAGTCGCGGTTTAGCAAATTATTTGGATATGAAAGCTTTAGAAAAACAGTTGAAGTTCCTGGACAGGCAGTCGAGCGCTTATCTGAGCGAGTACGCTTTGTCCGTAATGGTAAACCTTGCGAATTTGCTCCCCCCGTTTCGTATATCTCTAGATTGTTGCCAAGATTCGTACCATACAGCAGTAATTTTTCTGTCGAAACTCGAACAGTTCTTGCATCAGTTCGAGGTGTATTACAGCTCTTTAGACGAAACGAACCCTTTAAAAAGGAAACTCCGGGAAACGTATCCTGTTTTATTCACTCCTATGTTGTGACTTTGTATGAGAAGTATGGTTATTGTTATGATACTCTTCCTGAGTGTCTTCGTGTTTATCTTGCTTATACGCGGTCTGCTAAAGAAATTTCTTATTTTACTGACAGGCTCAAGAATAAGCTTTGTCGTCCCCTTTATATATATCGTATTTGGGAGTCTCTTGGTCTTTCTGATGATTATATTATTTCTTTATCTGATGAATATATGTCCAGGTGTCGGTCTATGTCCTTAGAGAAGCAGTTGAGTATTCAGCAGGAAATGTTCGAGCGTGAAGGCTATTCGGATGAACTTCTGTCTTTGTTTTATATTAATAAGCCTCAAGCAAAAGTTAATAATCGTTATTTTCGGGAATGGAAAGATAAGAATTACTATGAAGTACATTATATTCGTGTAAAGCATAAGAACCTTAATGATGAAAATAATGTATTTCTGGAATGATTGTCTTTTATATTTATTATATATGTTGTATTTATGAAAATTACATCTCAACAATGGATTGAAGTAGTTAAATTGGTTTCTACTTTCATTATTGGCCTTATTACGGCCTTGTGTGTTCAGTCTTGTACTGCGTCTATGTCTGTTTTTTGGAAAAACAGTAATTCTAAACAGGAAAGTCAGCAGACTATGAAACAGTCTGTCGACTCTACTCGTATTAATTTTCAACCAAATTTTTAATTTATGGGATTATTTAATTTAAAGGATGTTCGTAATCGTCCTAGGCGTTCGGCTTTTGATCTTTCTTCTAAGGTTGCGTTTTCTGCAAAGTCCGGTGAGCTTCTTCCTGTTAAGTGGTATTTTACCATGCCAGGCGATAAGTTTACTTTGAAGCGTCAGCATTTTACTCGTACTCAACCTGTTAACACTTCTGCGTATACTCGTATTCGTGAGTATTTCGATTGGTTTTGGGTTCCCTTGCATCTCTTATGCCGCAATGCTCCGGAAATCATTTCTCAAATGCAGTCCAATGTTCAGCATGCTGGTTCACAGACTTCTGCTTTAGTTTTGGGTGATTATCTGCCTACTATTTCTTCTTCTCAGCTTTCTGCTGTCTGTTCTCTTCTGAGTTCTAAGAAGAATTATTTTGGTTTTGACCGCTCGGATTTGGCGTATAAGTTATTTCAGTATCTTCGGTTTGGCAATTGTAACGAATCAAGTCCTTCTAAGAATTTCGGTACTTCTGTTTCTTCCTCAGATACTTCTTATTCGCAGAAATATCGGTTTAATTTGGATCTGTCCGTATTTCCTTTGCTGGCATATAAGAAATTTTGCCAGGATTATTTTCGTTATTCTCAGTGGCAGGACTCAAGCCCGTATTTGTGGAATATAGATTATTATAATGGTTCTGGTTCTCACCTGTATTCTTCCTTGCCTTCTTCTGGCGATTCGTATTGGAATAATAATACTATGTTTGATCTTGAGTATTGTAATTGGAACAAGGATATATTCATGGGTATTCTTCCGGATACACAGTTTGGTGATGTAGTTACTATTGATACAGGTGGATTGAAATCCCAGGATTTGTATGTAGAGGCTAAAATTTCCTCTTCTTCAACTTCACGTACATATCTTGGTACTAAGATATCACCTTCTGGTACTGATTTTTCTGTTAATGCTGGTCCTTCTGCTGCTCAGTCGAATCCGTTGGTAGTTTCTATGCCTCCGGTTGCTGCATCCTTTGATGTACTTGCTCTTCGTCGTGGTGAGGCTCTTCAGCGTTGGAAAGAAATTTCTCTGAACGTTCCTCAGAATTATCGTGCACAGGTTAAGGCTGAGATTGATGGTGATATGGGTGATTCACATGTAGGTTTACAGGCAAGACTTATGTCACAGGCTTTAAGAAAGCTTACTCCTGTTGTAAGTAAGAATAATTGTGTTGTTATATTTATCAACCAGTTAAGAGAGAAAGTTGGAGTTATGTTCGGTAACCCAGAGACAACCACAGGTGGACGTGCACTTAAGTTCTATGCGTCTGTAAGACTAGATGTCCGTAAGATAGAGACATTAAAGTCTGGTGGAGAAGTTATTGGTAACCGTACAAGGGTTAAGATAGTTAAGAACAAGGTTGCACCTCCATTCAGGGAAGCGGAATTTGATATAATGTTTGGTAAAGGAATATCAACAGAGGGCGATTTAATTGATTTAGCTTCTAATGTGGGAATTGTACAGAAGAGTGGAGCTTGGTTTTCATATAATGGAGAGAAGATTGGACAGGGTAGAGAGAATGCTAAGCAGTTTCTTCTTAACAATCCGGAATTAAAGGATGAGATAGATAAGAAAGTTCGTGCCCATTATGGAATAGGTGAAGAAGCTGATACGGCAGAAGCAGAAGATACTAAAGCTAAGTCTAAGAAAAAGACTGGCGAGAAAGAGGCGGAAGAAGTAAATGT